TTCTACTGGCACACCGAGTGCTTACAGATTTATGAGGATGTCGTTTTTGTATGAACAAAGTCAAAATCGATATACCTATAGAATACAAGCCCCTGTTTGAGTCATGGTGGCGCAATCTCTGCATACACGGCGGGCGCTATAGTCTGAAGTCGCATACTACAGCACGGGCTTTACTACTACGGGCCAGAGCTGAGAAAAAGCGGGTGTTTTGTGGCCGTGAGTTCCAGAACTCGCTGGCGGACTCCTCGCATCAGCTATTGGCTGACCTCGTCAAGTTATATGACTTCACCGACTATCAGGTGACGAAAGAGGGCATATTTAACACGGTCACTGGCTCGGACTTCATTTTCAAGGGCATCCGTCACAATATGCAGTCTGTTAAGTCCATCGAAGGTATAGATATTGCCTGGATCGAGGAAGCTCAGACTATCTCGCATGAGAGTATTGATGTCCTGACCCCGACGGTGCGTAAATCGGGTAGCCAGATGATCTGGACGTTTAACCGTCTAACCGAACTCGACCCGGTCTATGAGAAGTTCTGCCTGAACCCGCGTGACGATACTTGCATCCTGAACCTGAATTACGACGTAGCTGAGAAATATGGTTGGCTGCCGAAAGAGATCAAGAAAGAGATCGAGTACGACAAGGAATATAACCCGGAACTCTACACCCATAAATGGCTTGGCCAGCCAATGAGTCAAGCCGAACTGGCCATACTGGGACGTGTCAATGTGTTGGCGGCTATGCAGCGAGAAATTGAGGGTGATGGCCGGCTGATAGTCGGGGCTGACATTGCCCGAATGGGCGACGACCGCACGGTATTCTGGATGCGCAAGGGACTGAAGACCATCAAAACACAGGTGCATAAGAAGCTACGCACTACCCAAGTCTGCGACCAGCTAGAACAATTCATGGATTTCAACAAAGAAACCGAGCTACGGATTGACGATACTGGCGTTGGTGGTGGCGTGACTGATGAAATGATGAAGCGTGGCTACCAAGTTCTGGCGATTAACTTCGGCGGTGAACCGAACGACAAGGACAAATACCCCAACTGGATTTCTGAGGCATGGTTCCACATGGTCGAAGTCTTGCCCGAAGCCCAGTTGCCCTATGATGCCGACCTGCTGATGGAGCTGTCGAACCGGCAGTGGAAGATGGATAACAAAGGCAAACGGCGCGTTGAGGGCAAGGACGATTACAAAAAGCGTGGCTTCCGCAGCCCTGACCTCGCCGATGCCTGCATTATTTGTTACGGCGAACCGCACACACCGGGCATCCTCGACTACTACAAGGGTCTGGCCGACAATGCCACCGTTAATCAACCATAATTATTAGAGAAGGGCCAACATGGGACTACTTGATTCATTCCTTGAAAAACAACGTAATAAGGTCGTCGAGAAGGTAGCTGGCCAAGTTACCCAGCATCTTGACGAGCAAATCAATAAGGCCAAAGCGCCTAGCTCAACTTTTCTAACTGGTGTGACGGGCGCATCGACCGGTGCCAAGCGCTATCAGTTCTCGCAGGACATGGTTAATGGCGGCATCCAGCGGCGTAAGAAGCCGGGCAGTGATGTTAGCTTCGAGACGCTCCGGCGGTTTAGTATCGCTCATGAAATCTCACGGGCCTGCATCAACTTCCGCAAACGTCAGATCACTGGCATGGAGTGGAATATCGGCACCGCTGACCCAGAAGATGACGGCAGTTATGAGCAACAGGAAGCCGAGGTTAAAGAGTTTTTCAAGGCTATCGGCGGACGGGGTATTGGCTATCGGCGGTTCATGGATCGTTTTATCGAAGATCTGATGGTGCTTGATGCGGTGGCGCTGGAAAAACAACTGACTCGTAATAACAAACTGCATACCATCGTGCCGATAGATGGGGCGACTATTCGTCTGCGCGTCGATGAAAGCGGGGCCACACCCGAACCGCCAGAAGCCGCTTATGTCCAGGTGATTCGCGGCCAGTTAACGGCCTCATGGACGGATGATGAGATGATCTACGCCATGATGAACTCCCGTAATGATACGCCCTATGGCTTGGCACCGCTAGAAAGCCTGATGATTATCGTCACCAGTTCGCTTAAATCAGGCATGTACAACCTTGGCTATTTAACGGATGGCAACATTCCCGAAGGCATCTACCAAGTGCCTGAAGGCTGGACACCGACGCAGATCAAGGAATTCCAGGAATACTTTGACGGCCTAATGGCGGGTGATGAACAAATGACCTCGCGTCTGAAGTTTATGGCCGGTGGTACCGGCGCTGGTTATATACCGACCAAGAAGCGCGATGATATGGCCTTTAATGAGTTTAATGACTGGCTGATGAAGATCACTTGCGCGCTATTCGAGGTCAACCCGATAGATCTAGGCTTTAATCCGAAATCCGGTCTTGGCGGTAAAGGTTTTGTCGATGGCCTGCAACAAGGTAGCTACGACAAGGGTCTGTTACCGCTAGCGCTCTTTATCGAGGAAATGTTCACTAAGATCATTCAAGAAGAGTTTGGCTACACGCAGCTTAAATTCAATTTCCCGACCCTCAAAGAAAAGGATGCTAAAGGCCAAGCCGAGATAAACCAGATACTTATCAACTCAGGCCAGCGGACTATTGACGAACTGCGTACCGATGACGGGCTTGATCCTCTGCCTGATGGCGTTGGCTCCAAGCCGTTTGTGTCGGGCCAAATCAGCTTCCTTGATGCTCCTGAGCCAACCGAACCGGCCGCAACCGAGCCAACTGATGCAGAAACACCGCCAGAGGAAAACGTAGCTGAACCGCCGGCCGCCAAAGCCAAGGGTGTAATAGATTTCCGCAAGTCCCAGATAGACGAACTACGCACCTTCCGTAAATATGCCGTTAATCGCTTCAAGGCTGGTAAAACTATCCGACCGTTTGTCTCTAAAGTCCTGCCGCTGGAAATGGTCGAAGTCTTGAACGAGCAAATCACCAAAGCCCAAGACCTAGCCGAACTGCGCCGCTGCTTTAGTGAGCCGGTCAATGATCTTGAAATGCAGAACGTCGATACGGCGCTGGCCGAACGTAATCGAGCGCTGAATGTGGTATGAACGCCTACATCCGCCGACTCGACCGCTTTATAGAGCGGACGCTGTCTAAGGCGCAAGCCGTCAACAAGCCCTATCAGGCTATTAAGCGACTGGATGCCTATAAAGAACTGCAGGCTAAACTGCAGGAAGGTATCAATAAACAGGGTGCATGGGTAGCCGAGCAATTACCCGATCTCTTTTCCAGCGCTGGCATTGAGGACGACAGTCAGGAAATAACTGTCGAACAGGCCCAGAAACTACGCGGCCAATTAACGCGTGACATGCCTATGCTGTCAGACTATGTCACCGAGTTCGTGATCTTCCAGAACCTTAAGGATTTCTTCGAGTGGAGCGTCCGCCAGCAGTATAAACGCTGGGGTTATCTGGTTAAAGCCAGCGTCAACTTTACACTCTCTAATACGCAGTACATCAACGCCCTTAAAGACCGAGCGGCGTATCTATTGAATCAGTCCTCGCTCGATGCTACCACGATAGACGGCATCATTAGCATCATGTCCGAAAGCAAGTTAGACGGACAGACCAACGCCCAGATCGGCCAGACCCTGAAAGATCGCTTTGATGAGATCAGTAGCGCTAGGGCCGAGATGATTACTCGCACCGAAAGCGCTAATGCTCTTGGCTCAGCCAACCACGCGGCGGCAGTCGAGAACGGAGCCGGCACAAAGCTTTGGGTTGCGGCCGGCGGTGCAAGTGATGAACTATGCCTAGGAAACGTCGATGACGGTGAAATTCCTATCAACCAGCCCTTTAGTTCAGGCGATATGTACGAACCGGCCCATCCGAACTGTGAGTGCTATACCGAGGCCGGTGAAATCGACCTAGATGCCATTGATTTGTGGGACGGTAGCTGATTCCGACACATAGGCCCCTTTTTCCGCACAATTACTAATAGAGGGACTATGCCGAGTAAAACCTTTCAGCTAAATATTCCGATTTCCAAAATCGACGAAGAACAACGTATTGTCACGGGCATTGCCACTGCCGAAGTGCTGGACAGCCAAGGCGACATCGTTGATTATGAAGCATCCAAAAAAGCCTTCAGCGAGTGGAAAGGCAACATCCGTGAAATGCACGGTGATACGGCCGTCGGCAAAGCTATCGACGTACAGTTCGACGACAAGAACAAGCAAGTCATCCTCAGCTCCTACATCAGCGAATCGGCCGATGGCGAGAATGCTTGGACGAAGATCAAGGAAGGCATCCTGACGGGCTATTCTATCGGCGGCAAGGTGTTTGAAGTCGTTAAAGACAAGGCTATCGACGGCGCTAACCGAGTAGTCGATTATGCCCTAAGCGAAACCTCTCTGGTAGACAACCCGGCTTGTCCGGTGGCCGAATTTTTAATGGTTAAAAGTGCAGACGGTGGTTTGCAGAGAGTGGAAGACATGAAGAAAAGCGTTTATGACGCCGCGACTGCTATATCTCTAGCCTCACAACTGGTTTGGCTGATTCAGCTGGAAAACGACGAACCGGATCAGGCTGATGATTTAAAGACCGCCTTTAACGCCCTGCGTGACTTTATCGGCAAGGAAGTAGCCGAGGGTGATGATTTTGATACAGCTGGATATTTAGAGGTAATCGAACTTGCAAGTAAAGCTATAAATCTTAGAAAGGATAAGTCAATGAGCAAGTCAGAAAAAGAGCTAGAAAAGACCAATGTCGTCGGTGGCGAAGAGCGCGACCACGAAGCTAATGTTACCGAAACTCAGGAAGAGGCTGGTCGCCCGACTGATGACACGACCGAACGGGCTGCGGCGGTTGCCGAAGCTGCTGAGGAGCCAGAGGCTAAGGAAGACGAAAAGTCAGAAGCCAAGGCTGACGAACCTGAAGAGAAAGCCGAAGCGGCTGCCCCCGCTGAGGAGGAATCCGAGACTGAGGATAAGGGCAAGAAGGAAGAGAAGTCGGCCGATGCCACGACTCTTCTGAAGAACATCGAAGCTTCACTCGCAAAGCTCAATGATGAGCGCGGGTCTGCTGAACTGAAGAAGGCATTTGGGGACATCCAAAAGTCGGTCGACAAAGTAGCGAAGTCCATGACGGCGCTAGAAGGTCGAATCAAGGCTTTAGAGGATCAACCGCTGCCGACCAAAGGTAAGGCAAACTACGCAGTCGTCGCCAAGGGCGAAGAGGCTGAAGCCGATGATGAGCTGAAAGCATTGCTCGCACGCAGCGATGAACTGGCGAACGATCCGTCACTGGCCAAGAGTATTTCTGAGCCGGCCGAACTGTCGCTGAAGATCCGCAAGGCAATGACCAAAGCCAAACAGTAACTTTAATTTCTGAAAGAGAATATCATGTCTGATTTAGACACTGAGGCTATTCTGTCGCAGCTGCAGGACACGATCACGAAGGCGGTCACGAACTCGACCTATACCATGAGTCCGCCCACCCGGTCGATCTACAGCCCGGAGAACCTCGATCCCACCATCAAGCACGTTGTGCCGCTCAAGGCTCCCGTGCGCAATATCCTGCCCCGTAGTAAGGGTATGGGTCAGGTCGCCACATGGCGCAAACTGACCAGCCGGCTTGATCCGGAAGCCGGCGGGCCATCCCGCGCGCCTTCGCGCCGGGAAACATTCCCGCCGAGCGGCGCCGGTTGCCGATGTCGAGGGCGACCCGTGGCCCCTTGGTCATAGGGCGCGTCGGCGCG